CATGGGTCGCCGCAGGAAATGATCCTAATGAATTCGTGTCGGCCAAAGCTTACAACAAGAACGGCGATCTTATTAGAAGCCTGATCAGTCTTCGTCGGATATCGTTTGTTGTTGAGGCTGTGGCTCGGGAGGAATAACAAGTGTGTCAATCCTATTCTGTATGAGTTCGGCTTTTTCGACATCAGCATCTTCGATAGCTGACTTTCTTTGAGCTGTGAGACTCGCCTTCTCTGCTTCGAATGTCCTCTCTAGCAGTATGCGCTGGTTATTTAATCTGTGGTCAACATTCTCGCTTAGCTTCTTGTGCGCCCCTTGAAGACTGATCAGGCTTCTAATAAGATCGCCGTTCTTGTTGTAAGCTTTGGCCGACACGAATTCATTAGGATCATTTCCTGCGGCGACCCATGTTTCTTTGTTTGTCCAGCCAGAACGCCCTGCCTGTATCTCGTCCGGCGTTAACTGTGGCGTTTCTTCTGTTTGCTCTTCGGTCTCTTTATCTTCTATTTCTGCATTCTCTACTTCTTCACTCATTTTCAGCCTCTGCTAACTTAATCTGCCCTCGTTCTATCATTAGGCAGTATGCTACACACTGATCTAATTGCTGCTTGCTTAATGCTCCACTGCCGTAGACGTATTGCTGCATTTCATGGATGGATGCTGTGGGCTTGCTGGGGTGTCGATCGATACCCAAAGTGTATATTTTTTCAATTAAACCTTTAACATGCAGCCTTTCTGAGCCAAATAGTTTAGCAAGGCTAATTGTGCCTGTATAACCTTGGCGTTTAATTGTGAGATTTTCATCGTTGACAGATCCGTCTAGTTGTATGCAATCCAGAACTCCAAGAAACATTTCCAAGAACCACCGCTTGAAGATAAATAGTTTAATCATCTGTATACGGACCTTTAACGTGTTGATCCTCGATAATGCGATAATGCCCTTCTTCTTCATGCCGAGGGATTGCGCCGTCATATCGGGTAAATTGCACTAGATCTCCAATTTCCACCCCGTATAACTTAGCTCTTTCGAGGACTGGTAAGCTATCATCAATCCCGTTCATGCCACAAAATGCAGTAGGGCCTATGGCTTCAAGGACTCCAACATCATGACCGCCTTGCTGTCTGCTTAGCTCTGTAGCTGTTGCGGTAATTATCCCACCATCAGATACTTGCTCGACTTCTTCCACATTTATCTTTACGTAATAACCGGCGGGTTTAAATCTCATACCATCCTCTCTATGAAATTAGAATTCATCTTATCTATAAATAATTTTGATACTTCGCCTGATAGGTGCTTAAGAGGTATTTTATGTCCCAATAGAATATGGCCAATCAAATGGCTAACCATTGCTGATGGTTTAGAGTAAACAGCTTTACATGGTATGCATTTGTGAAGTCCACCTTCCGATATACATTCAATCATCCTTCTCCTCCCGTTGGATTCCATTCAGTAGCAAAATAATCATATGAATCACGAGCGGTTTTGAATTCAGTGGCCTGAATGACTATTTCTTCATGATTTTTGCGCTCGCCCACATCATCCATTTGGACTAATATTGCGCATTTAAAATCAGAAAAGAATCGCTTGGTTACTTTGTTTTCCTTCCATTCCTGAAATTCTTCATCCTGTATTGGATGCAGATTGTCGTGCTCCCCTATTTTCTTGAGATAATCTTCTAGCATCTTCTATTTCTCTCTCGTTGTTGTCTAATTCTATCTCTGCTTGCGCAAATTCTATGCCCGCTCTTACAGAATTTAGTTGAGCGGTGTATTTATCTATTTGGTTCTTGGCTTGCTCGGTCTCTGCTTTTTCGAGATTTAATACAATCTCACTTTCTATTTTCTTAAGTTCAGCAATCGTTAGAGTAGATTTGGCTTTGCGTTCTTCTACCTTGCTGTCAGTGTCTTTCTCTAAGAGGACTACACTTCGCTCTTTATGGTCGATGTCTATCTCTAGTAATTGATCCTCTCTGCGCTGGGCTTGCTCTCTCTCGTCAGCGCGCTTTTGCTGTTCTGCTGTCATCTGTTCTGGAGATGGCCAGACTTTATTGATCATGTCTACTGCGCCAATAGCATCGAACCAAGCCTCCCAAATAGGCCGAGTGTCTCCACCCTGGAGTTGAATAGCTTCTGATTGCGAAACAAGAACCTCACCTCTTTGGATTCTCTGCATTCTTGATGACATTTCCGCGTCGGCAGTAGGGGAGATGTCCATAGTTTCTAGATCGAAGTCTCTTTCAAAATCAGCCTCTTCATCATCGAGTATCTTCTTATACAGGGCGGGATCTGCGAAAATGCCAGTTAGTGTGAATAATATTTCGAACTCCTTGCTTTCCGAACGGATGGTCCTACCCATGATGGCAGACATCGGCGTCATCGCTTCTTGAAGCAAGGCTAGTGTAGTAGTGGCGGGGGCATTGGGCGAGAGTACACCCTGAAGGTCTAGGTTAACGCTGAATTCCTTCCCCTCGGTCGTGAGCTGGCCTAGCAATGCAAATAATACTTGGCTGGGCTCTTTGTATAAGTGAGGCACCATGCTAGCTTGCAGATCTCTAGGTGGGATATCGGTCTTTACCCATTCTCCAGGTTTAAGCGTTATTTCACCCATTTTCCTACGGGCACCCCGGGCTAGGAATCCGCCTTGAAGAGTGGCAAGAACGCCAGAATCAAGCAATATGTTAGTTGCCGAATTAATAGCCTTTGAAAGACTAGTCAGCATATGATAATAGCCGCGACCCAGGAATGTCCCATCAATAGCCTGGATGAATCTATAATCTACAATTGTTTGATCTGCAACTATTCGGCTTAGCTTTAAGTTAGTCAGATCGACGGGAACTTGATTCTCTTCGGCCCTATTCTTCATTTCCTGGAGACTTAAGATAGCTCCGTTCTGCTTAACAAATATCCCGCTCCTTTGATATCTCGCTACAATCCTGACAACTTGTGATGTTTGCTCATGGACTGTCACGATGTAAGGTTCTTCCCTGCCGTCATCGTTCAAGTCATAGAAGCAATGCTGTTCGATGAACTTCTGAGGGTTATCTATCGTATGGATAGTGTCTTCATTTTCGTTTGAGCCTTCCGAGCCATTTGGTTCATCTTCAACCTCGGGATAAATATCTACATCCAGCCAAATTTCTTGCGCTATACGATCGGCAACTTCATTGCGGGAGATATCCAACAAGATGGAGAATGCCTTACATTCCTCCATCGAAGGACATGCTTGGTTAATGGAAAAATCAGGGTATTGGACTAAATCGGACTTGTTTATCCCCGAGACAGAATCGTAGAAGACTTTCTTAAAGACAGCTCCAAACGACGGCAATTGATACAGCAAGGACTCTTGTTTGTCTCGCCAGTCCCTCATCTGGTGGTTTATCTGCCAGTTCATAAACTGACCGACGTTCTCGCTGGATATTTTCTTCTGTCCTTGAGAGTCGTTGCCTATAATCTCTAACTTAAGCAAGTCCTTGCCGCGTAAGAGTTCATTCCTGGCCCTATCTCCAAAGGAAATTGATGCCGTCTCGATGATAGTGGATTTAAAGTTGGAGGCGCCGCGCCAGGGCTCACTCTTGGTCGATGTGTCCTGTTTGGCAATACGCTGGCCTTCTTCGATGTCATCCGACCACTCAGCCATTGACTCTAGGTCACGCTGATAGGTCTCTATGACGCGCAGTGCTAGTGTATTGAGGGTATCTTCATCGAAGTCTTCGGCGATGTTATCGCGTCCGATATTCTTGATTAGATTAGTTATTATCTCAGTCATACTTTGATTGTTCCCGATTCCTGTACCACCGCGCCTCTTCCGCCTTTTCCTCGGATACGGGTTTATAGCTATGCTCCTCATATTCAAGCTGTTCTTTGCTTTTAAAGTCACTCAGAGATCTAAAAGATTCTGCGAGTTTAGACTCCCTATCCTCATCAGTTGTTTTTCGTGACAAATTTTCTTGTCGCTCTCTATAAATCTCTTTATTTCGATTATTCATATTTTCCTCTCTATCTCTTATCAGCTACAATAGCACGACCCATATTCATGGCAGCAATCACTTGACCATTCACCACAGCAACTACATAGAGTCATATCACCATCACAAAACCAACAAGGCTTTGTGCGGGGGTCATCATCTTCCTCGATTTCTTCAGTTAATGCTTTTAAATAATTATCATACGCTAGCTTGAACTGCTTTTGGAGTAATCGCGGGGCATTAGAGCCTTTAACTATTGTCATCTGAATGAGCCTTAGAGATATGTGGATATTCTTTGTTTCCAGCTGTAATCGGCACTATTCCAAGTGTGATGATCCCATTCTTAATGCCTTTCTGAAACCTGTCTTCAGCACATTTCTGGCATCGTCTTTCCCAATTACCACAACAATAGGGTTTGTCTGTCTCTGTTTTGCAATCAACGCAAATGTCAGTCATCAATCTCGTTTCCATTAAACATCCCTCTTTTGTCTGCCCATCCTTCAGAGTGAACAACATATCTGGATCGATCTAATTTCCATTTACGGTATTCCTCATCGAATATCTTATTCATGCCCTCTTGTAGCAATTCGGGAGAATGTTTAACTTCTTTCACCAGCCCAAGAAAACATCCAAGGCGGATTAATTTGAATTTAATGTATTTGATCATTCTATAGTCTTCCACCATCGTACTATTTTATCCCCTGACTGAAACTGATTATCGCATGTGAACTTATAGCCTTTGGATATTTTATAAAATATGTTTCTTTTAACTGGACCGCCAGCCTGCTTGATTCTGGCCAAAAGGCCTTGATTCAAGAATAGCAATGGGTTGTCTCTCTGCTCAGCTGAGGTTATTGTGATTTCACCTGATTCGACTATTTCTTGCATTCTCAATCAAGGCCTCATTCCAAAACTCACGGGCGATACTCTGTATATTTTTTCTGAATAGCCTCAGATACCACGGTAAAGCTACCTTATGAAAATGCTCATCGAATTCTTCCGATAATGCCGGACAACCATCTCCTTCATAATCAATTAGATATCCTTGCTGCTTTAATGGCGCCAGACCAGGGCCTTCTAAGTTAATATCAGTGCTCATTAGGCTTGTCGTATTTAGATCGATCTAATTTAGTTCTGCCGTTATCATTAGCGATTTGGCTCAAGCCAGCACACATCGCAGTACAACTAAGCCCTAAAGACAATATCATAAAAATTGCAACACCTATCTCTATCATTTATACAACACCTTGATCATCGCTGTTAGATTCTATCGATACTTCTACGCTATGTATGGTCACGCCTTCAGGCATCTTGTAGTCAAGCTTGTATATTCCTGGCTCAATCTCTATTAGCTCACATTCCCAGTCTATTTGGGGTGGTGGACGGGACTCGAACCCGCAACACCCTGATTCATAGTCAGGGGGCTCTACCATTGAGCTACCAGCACCATTACCAATGTTCATAACTGCAAGTCCTCGACAAGCCTGCCCATAATGGCTCTAGCATCATTTCTACCGTTTAATATTTCAAATATTCCTTCGTAAATACTATAATCGATAGCTGCTCCAGGATTATAAACAAATTCTGCCCATGCCCCCCTATCTTCATCGGCGATTTTGTCGCCGATTAAGCTATTATCTTTTGGCTTTTGTGTCATTTACCAATGTCTCGCTGAAAGATGGTTTCAAGCTAAATTCATACCATTTCTTCAGCCCCCAATGGTATATATAATGCGGCTTTGGGCGCTGAATTAACCCTGATGTCGGAATTCCGATGTCGTTTTTCACCAATACCCGGTCCCGCTATACTGATCACTCTCATAATTTGGCATCATATCACTGATATCTCGTACGAAGCCACCCTTGAAGCCTAGGCATACGTATTGCAAGCCATCGTGAGGATGTGAGTATTTGCCTTGCTTATCGGGTGTATCTCTATGCAAATCTTCTTTTCCGACAACCTTGATACGCTTGTAATTATAACCCCCATTGAAGCCTTTGCGCAGTACTTCACAGCGCTTAGCCAAGACAAACCCGGGCTCGCCCGCACCCACTAGCTTAATTAAAAAGGAGGTCACGGCATCAAGCCGTAAAGTTATCTCATTCGTAGGCGCTGGTTCAGTAGTAAATCCCATATCCAAAGGCTCTGAAATTGGAAAATCAGGGTCGTCTATGTATTCGTCATTAAGTATTTTTATCGCGCTCATGCCGGCCCCTTCCCCCCTGGCAATGCCAGAAGGATCGCCCAGGCTGAAGCCTATATAGTAATCAGATAGCTTGCTTTGTAGGTAAGGTTTGACGACATCCCTAGCAAACTGGTACACGCCCATATCCTCAGCCAGAAGCTCAGCGATTATTCTGCACTGTCCAGTCTCTGTCAGCTGCCCAATAATGCACGCCGGGGTCAAGCCGAAGTCCCAGCCCAGGCAGATTGGTAGATCTTTGATAGGCATCATATGACCATCAAAGAGATGCGCTCGATCGCTGTATTCTGGATAAACCGCCTTTCCAGTCATGATCGACCCATAGTTACCCAACACTTGAACATTGATATGCTCCTCAGTATTACCCGCAATCATGTCTAGGTAGTACTGATAACCACCGTCCAAGTGAGAGATATTCTCCGCATGAGGATTAGGTGTATACGTTCCGTTGGCATGCTTGATAAGTGGTGACGGGCCGCGAAAGAAGTCAAATATACGTTCTGTTTCTTTCTTGTCGACTTCCTTGTTTTTTGACTTAGGTAGATATCCGATTTCAGCCAGTTGATACCACCAATGGTCATCATCAGGCGGGTTAGTATCCAGAAGTAAGACTTTGCGGCGGCAAGGCTTGATATTACCCTCTTCATCCCTCGGAGCCCTGTAGACCCTCCCATCAGGTAAGGTCATGTCTTGATAGCCCGCAGCCTGCCCAGGATAACGCCCTATGCGCTCCCTGGCGGCCTTAATTATTGCATAGGATTGCTCTCTGGCCTCATTGCAAAATATACCTGTGACTTCCAGGGATAACAGTTTTTTTTACATCCGTATCATTATCAAGCTCTAGAAAATAGACTTCCATTTCAATCCTTGTGCCATCCTCTATGACTGGCTGATTAATAATGGTAGTAATGATTGGGCTCTGAACTATCGGGGAAATGCGCTCTGGGAACCAGTCTTTCCAGCTATTGAGCGTGGTTGTCTTGAGTTCAGGATAGGTATTTCGGATGATTGCCCATCGTGTCTTGCGTATGCCGTAGGCGTTAGGCCATTGCTCCTTAGCGATACGGAACATTTCCATGATGCAAGTGACTGACTTGCCATTACCTACGCAGCCCATGAAACCGCGAACTACTTTAGGGGAGGCGTGGAACTTAGCCGCCGTGGGTGATGCTTGATATTTAATCAGCACTCATAAATGTCTCCGGTTAGCCCTTAACGGGGGCCGGGCGACTCCCCTCACGTTCCCACCAAACCGCAACCAAGGAACCTAAGATACCTTTTCAGGTTTCTGGCATACAGCCTTCATCAGTCTTAGTTGTTGCGGCCTGCCTAGCTACTTGGGGAGTATTGCTAGGGTATGACCTTTTAAAGTTAAACCGGGCTCGCTTTATAACCACTCTTGGGCTGGTAGCCATTGGCAACTGGTTGGAGGAGTACATAGCAAAGCTATCCCGTTCATATACTCAATTAGTAGGTACAGTGTATCACTCTTCTATGGCACCCTCCATTGCTTTAGCTCTAGCCGCCACTAGAGCTAAAGCGCCAGGATTAGGACTATTCTAATTGTTAGTATCATTTCTTGTCTTCATATAGACTGATCAGCCACTTTGGTGGCGGTTTCCATTTGAGCGGTTTCAATTTGTGCGTTCCCATATCATGCAGCAATTTCTCAACATCCTCATACTTGCACCATTCGCCATCATCCCATGGTTCCATGGCCGAGCAATCGCCATCAAAAACCATCTCATATCTCTTCAGCTTGTCATTGCTCATCCCTCAAACTCCTTCTTAAGCTTTTCATACATTCTCTGCCTGCTCTCCTTTCCTCGCTCGAATTCGGCCTTTCCAGATCTTATTCTCCACTCCTTCTCTTTCTCCGTTTCATCTCTGGAGTATTCAAACCTTATAATGTCATAGTCGGACGTTGCATACTCAGTCGCACCCAAGGCAACAAGCGGCTTGAGCTTTTCGATTATATCTTCTGCCGACATATCTTCTATGTCGATATCAGCGGTTTCTCTTACTTGCTTAATCATCGTCTATTCTCATCAAATTTAGTATAAACCCGTGATTCTGGCAACTCAATCATCATTCCGGCTCTCAATCGCCCGAATACAAAAATCCTTGAAGACATTTTCGTTCCAAACATCCTTATTTATTATTATAACCATTGGTTGGATTAAGCCGCCAGGGCTGAAATTCAGCTACCTTCTCATGCATACGCTGCTCCACTAAGCCCCTAATCACAGCTCTGAAGATTATAGGCTTGTGCTTGTGCATGTAGGCGAAGTAGTCCCGGTTCTCCCCGGTTATCTCCATTGCAGTCTTTAGGCTGTCAAGCCCTAGATGCTTAGCTTCTTGTGCTGGGGTCATGCGCGTGCGCCATCGTTATACTCATCTTCCATCATGTCCTGCATTCTGATGCGGGCATTTTCGGCTTTATTATCAGAAATTTCAGCTTCAGTAAGGCTATCCTGGTAGATTTTAAAGCCAATGTCTCGGTATTCTTGGACATATTCTGCGCCGATGATTATGGGACCAACATCAGTCGTAAAGACTACACATCTAGCTCCGCCTACGATATCTACATCGCTTCTTGTGTAGTTAAACGTCCCGCTGAATCCAGTTTTGATAACTCTGTTTTCCAGATCTATTGATATCTCAGTGCCTTTCAGTGTTTTAGCTTGCATCTCTATAACCCTCACTTGTCTGTATGATTCAAGGATAGGGCATATATGCAGTACTGTCAAGGATTATCAGATTTTTGCGGAAGATTTGCGTCATTTGCCTAGTATAGACATAAGATAGTCATGCTTATCTTCCTCGTCCACTTGGTCGATTAGCTGATTGTATAGAGTGGCTATCTCTTTGAGTTTGCAGGCATCACACTTGTGCGGCTTCTCATCTTTGAAGAGCTTGCCACATACAGCATATACCCCATGTCCATGACGGGTATAACTACCACAGTATTCAGTCACTAGTGGCTCCAGGCGGGCTTTTGCTTTGTGTTTCATGTTGTTGCTGGCTTCAGTCATCTTCTATTCCTGCCAGGAAAGGTGATGGCGGCAACTCCTTCCAGTGAGTGGGAGGACGATATAGCTCAATATGACGACCTTCTATTTCTAAATCTTCCGGCCCTTCTGTTTCTCTGAGCCACATTTCACACCCTTCAGGGCCCATCCAAAACGCAGCAACGGGATACAGGTCATCGATGTGCTGCGTCAGTACCGACACATATGGCGGCGGCCTCTTGTCGTCTAGTTTTATCCATTCACTCATCTTCTATTCTCCTTCCGCAGTTGGGGCAGTATTTGTAGCAATCCAAAACAAGCTCAAATCGGCATCGATCGCATGAGTACCATTTGGCGGTATACAGATCATCCCAAGCAATAAATGTAAGAGTTGTGGTGATTTGTGCTCGCATAAACGCTTCTGCGCCTATCTCACCATCTTTAGTCTTCATCATCTTCCCCATAATGAAAGTAACACGCCCAAATAGATTATTTGCAAGGAAGTCCCGGTCAACATGCCAGCCTCAAAATATGATCCGAATATGCAGATTTCAGTCAATATTACTGCAAGTATTTGTACAGCTCCATATATATAACCATGCTTAGTCTTCATCTAGTACGCCCTCGATAACGTTAGTGACATCCTTTACTGCCCCTGAGACATCCAGCCTCCTATAACTATACAAATAGCACTAAAAGCGCTTATCAATTCTATCCAATCACCCTTAACTACAAGGTTATAGCCTAAAACGCACAAAACTAAGATCATCCCGATAAATATTGGAGCCAACCCTATAAACAATAAGATACCTCCAATATCCTTGCTTTTACTCATCTAGCTCACCCTCTATTACGTTTGCTGTGTCCTTTACTATCTCTTTAGCGTCCTCTATCAGCCCATAGTTGAGGTCAAATGTAATACCTATTTCTCCGCTATGCTCTACCTTATGTACATCCTTCCATAATTCTCGCTCTCGATTCTTAAGGAAGAATATCGCGCTTGTTGAATTAGGTGGATAATGCTTGTCAATTTCTATTAAGACTGGGTCTTTCGGGTCCTTCGGATTAGCCAATACTTTAGTTTCTTTACAGGTATAACCTATGGCGTTTTGGTATAAAGATTTTGCTACATTAGCATTAGCTAAAGCTTTCCCAGCCTTTAAGGACTCAAGGAATTGTGGCGCGTTTTTCTTCCAAGCGTTGATTGTTTGTTCGGATGTATCAAAGAAATCAGCCAGCGCCTTATCTGTAGCACCCAATAGGCATAGCTTGTAGGCTTGCTCGTTGTACTCTAGTTTGTGTTTGGTTGGTGCGCCAGCTTTCTTAGTGGTCATAAGTGAAGTAGCCGTCTGTAAAACCAACAGCATCTCCGTTTACGCATACAAGATGGGTATCCCAGTCAATGCGCTTATCATATCCATAAGGCTTGATCGATATGGTATCGACTTCTACCTTCAGGATATCCGCAAGCTCTTGGAGACTTGCTACCTGAACTACTGTATCCATTGAGTCGGAAAGTGATCCTCGGTGATGTCGGAATTTTATGCTATTAGTCATTTTATAAACATACACCCACTACGCTCACCTAGTGTTACCATCCTATGGGATTTCATGTCGGGAAAGTCGGGATAAGGTGTATCTTGCAGTGGATCAAACCACCGATAACCGAACGAGCTGCCATAAACTTTTGATGCTAAAAACGCATAAGCATAATCAGTTTGGCTACTGTCTTCCCATGGCCATGGCCAGCCCTGGACTGGATTTGTGGCATCCTCCCTATCTTTGAAGAATGTCTTCACGGCATCGACATATTGCGTTTCGGTTTCAGCAATGAAAATGTCATTGTCTATTCCTGAAGGGTATCCGTCATAAGCAATGCTTCCTATCCAGGCTGCGTTCTCGCCTTCACCTATGTAAAAATCTGCTCTCGTTCCCATGTTTCTATCCTCTCATTAGTCAAACCACGAACAAATAGACCTAAACCATCCGCCCTGCTCTTTGGGCTCTTCTTTGGGCTGAATCCATATATTGATATGCTCTGGCTCTATAGGGGCATTTATATCCATAGCCATAGACTGATGGCGCATTAATAGGTTTGGGTGATAATCTGGATTAAGCACTTTCAGTTTCTTAAAATTATTCTCTTTAAAATAACTATGCCTTCTACCTTCTTTCAGCTTTAAACTCTCTATCTTGCATATAAGATTGTTAATTTCACTCAGTTGCGATATTAAAGACCCTTTGTATTGAGATAACTCAGCCTTTAAAGTGACAATTTCTGCCTTTAATGACTTAGTTAGCTCGTCTGACTTATACTGGTCATAGGTCATTCTTAGCTTTTCTACGTCCTTCATTGCCTATTGCTCATTTATAAGATCCCTAATCATACTTATCTTGTCTCTGATGTCTATATCGCCTAATGCGGAAAAGATCTCATGCTCACAAGATGTCAGGCCAACATAAGATAGACCATAAACTTTACAGCCTCCGCATTTATAAGAACACTGCTGTTCGTTGAATTTAATACCGTATCCGGTCTCTGATTTCACATTCCATCCGCATTCCTGGCAATAATGGTAAACAGTCTTATCGCTCAATTGTTGCTGGCCATATTTATAATGGATCATCTTAACCTCAATAGGTGGCTAATCCCCAACCTCACTAGATACTCGGGAGATACCCAGCTTAGTCGGGTGGAGGTTCGCGGGTTAGCCATAATCTGTTTCACGTGGAACTACCTTTAGCTTTAATCAGCCCCTCTAATTCTTTAATAGCATTATGCGTGCTAGCATATTGGCTAGACTGACTATGCCAGCGACTGGTGATGCCGGTCGGAACATGAAATACCCTAACAGCGTTGCCAGCTGTATTAGAGTAAGTGTCTATTCTTAGGTCTCGCCTATCTATCATTTCTTACGCCGTTTCTTGGACTTCGACTTGGTTTTTCGTGGTTTATTAGGGTGAACTGGCATTTTGTTTGCCTCTTAGTGGATTTGTTATAGTTTATCATGGCTACATTCGCTCTGGGTTTTGGTAGATGTTACCGATTACTGTTACATGAGATACCCATTTTAGAATTTGAAATCCTTCCCAAAGAGAATGCGATTCACCTGTATTCAAAATGTCACACACGGCTTCACAATCAAAAGATGCGTCACGCAAATCAAAGAAGACTTTGCATATTTTGCCATGGTCATTGCTGATTAAATCGCCTTCGAATATTTTCGAGCCGTTTTTGTCTTTTACGCCTGTAAATTGCCGCCTTGCAACAAGCGCGTAAGCGTAATTACCCCCCATTTGCGTCAAGCTTGATGGGGCTTCTTCAAGCTGATTAAGAGAGTAATGCTCATGCACAAACCCTCCAAACTTGGTATGCTTCCAAATGTAATGAAATTTAATCTCTCTCATGATCATCCCCATCATTAAAACAGACACAATGTGGAATCATGCCGCCACAACCAAGGCAAAAATTCCCCAAAATTTCACACCTATCATCTAACGAAAGCTCGGTTAAATATCTCAAAGCTTTTTCTTTCATATCATCCGTTCGGTCTTTCTCTATGTGCTCGTCAAGATTCATTTATTAAGCTCATCAGGGTATACATAACCCTCTGCTAGGCCTGTTACTCGGTAAGCGATGATGTCGTGGTCTGAAGGTACGGTAGGGAACTCCCAGCCCCATGCCTCTTTAACAGCTTCACCTTCGCATATTGAACGGCATCTGTATTCAACCTCAACCATAACACCTTCAGGTAGCGGACAGCCCCCGGCACGCCATACGTTCCACTCACTGGAGAATCTTAAGTTATTACAACTATTCGCGTCGGCTGCCTCCCTAAAGCCATCATCAAGTAACCGACTACTACAACCGTCCGCCCAAGAACACAAAACGCCATTCGCCACATCATTCCAGCTGAAGGTCTTTTGCTCTTTGATCTCTTTCACCCAATACATATCTCCAGGAGACAGGCTACCTTGAAACGTAGGTATAGCTTCGTATCTCTTACCTGTTCCCTCATCTACTAGTATTTTCATTTTCCCTCCTCTCTATTAGCTTTGCTTCTAAATCAGTATAAAAATCTTTAGCATTAAAATGGCCATAAGTCTAATCCTCCCACATATCGATTGTGGAGCTATATTTTGGCTTCGATCGCTTTTTCTTGCGCCTTTCGGCATTCGTCTTATCCCTATCTTTGAATGCTGTACATGTAGGCGCACCGTCCTGGTAACGCCATTGCTTAGGGTAGCGCTTGTCATCAATATCAAAAGCCATACTCGCCAAAACTATCTCACACTGGCCCTTTGCGTTCGAGTCATCAGGGAATTTTATGCACTTATAACAGTGGCTCTGCATAAACGCGTCCCCTTCAATACCAGAGCTTGGCTGGTAAAGCTCAAATTCTGATTTATCGCTCATAGTATTTTCATGATTTAATCACAGTCTGCGATATTATTACCCCAATAATAATGACAGGCATTGATGCCATCCAATATTGCCAGCTTGTAATGTCAGTAAAGCCTAACGAATGAGCAAGCATTGAACTCAAAACCCCAAAAATAATTAGAATTAATATACTCATATCCATACTGCCCATATGCCAGAGAATGTCATAATTACAATCAAGACCATTATATAGTAGCTAACCCATTTATCCGGTCCGCGATGCTGATAGCATTTATGGCAAGACACGATAAATACTATCAAAGCAAATGTTCCCAGAAGCGCTATTATCGATGTCATAGATATCTGTAGGGGTATTGTCATGATTTATCCTTTATTATAAAACCTTCTTCATCGAGAGCTTTGGCTGCCTTAGTGATCTTGGGGCTTAATGGAGGAGTATTATTGCAGACGTTAATAAAGTGCTCCATTTGCTCTTCGGTAATTTTAATTTCACCATGATGATGCTCGATTCGTTCATTAAGCAAATCATGATAATCTTTTTGCAAATCAAAATGCTTTTTTTGCAAAGCAAGATGCACTATCAGTGCATTGAGATGATCGCTTTTAATCTGGAGTACATTTTCCGCCAATTCTTTGTTCTTTGAGGCCAGCGTTTCCATTTGTTGTAATAAATTACGCATTTCTAAGTCACTCATAATATTATCCTTTGTCCTCGAAAGATTTAACTAGTTTTTCTATATGATCTACCGGACGAATGAGGTAATTTTTTACTTTCTCCATTTCTTTGATTAATGCCTCTAAGTTTGGAGCCGGAATTAACCGCCCAGCATGGTCAACTAAGCGCATGCTTTCTATCTTGTATATAAGGTTAATAAAATGCGTCATTAAGTCGTCCATTTTTTCAGATCTATTGTCTTCAGTCATCCCGCTCACCAGTCATAGTCGTTCTTGTCTTCATCATCCACATCGAATTCCACCCATATGCCATCATCTTCAAAATGCTCTATGAAGGAGAAATTGGAATAATCTTTCATTGCCGAAAAATCATGCAAAGATAACGTATAAATGGCTACAGCATCGCATGCTAATTTGCATAACTTATAAGAGCTATATTCACAGCTAGTATGGTAATGCGGTCCAAGCTCCACAGCCGGACAAAATTGAAACCTAAACCGTTCTTTTACGCTGGTCTTGTTCTTAGTCACAGTTATCCTCTTTTTTTATGGTTAAGCTGCTTTGGTGAGAGTGCCTGATGTTGTGGGACATTAGGCAAGTAAGAGGCGGTGGAGGCGCCTGATACTCTTTACTCTCATTAAAGCATCCTATGGAGGTATTCCCTCATCCCAACTATAAGTATTAGCTCCATCTTCACCGCTCTTGGCACCTAAAATTATGTTCTCATACTCATCACCCGCTAATATTCTGACCATTTGGTCAATAACCCAAGCCTTGTGGTGAGATCCATCGATTTGGCCATGAGCAACAGCAAGTACTATTGCGCGTATTTCGTTTGTATTCATTTATCTGCCTTCCTGTAATGCTAGTTTTTCTTTAATTTGCGCAGTGCTAAAACTAGCTAAAAACGGTCTGCCCCAGCATTATTCGGAATGTTACTTAAGCCACCCATCTTGCATAGCAGGCAGGCCAACTAATGGGGATGTGCTAGTGAATAGGGATGATGGATATACCTTTACTGGTGGATCTAGCTCTAGTTCTGGCTCTCCATCGCTAGGAGTGTATCCGTAGTTATCTGCACTCGGCAAACGACTCGTAAGAGCACGTATAGCGCTGTCTGAGATATCTCGTGATTCATCATGCCAGACATAATTATGGCTTAACCCTTTTATTTCTTCTGTATAGGTGGCGGACATGGCCCTGTTGAATATGTGGCCAAAGGCATCCTCCATCCCGTTTTGTATTCCCTGTTGAACTGCAAAACGGTCTTTCTGATCCTCTTTAAGCTTGTCTTCATTGCGTGTTGCTTCGGCTTCCTCTCTGGTTCGGTATAAAGGCACTGCCAAGCTAAGCCTACTTCCTTGATGAGTCCCGCTTTCGACATTACCAAAGGCAACATAGTAATACCCCTCCCCATACTTTGGTGTGAATGGCTTGGGTTCCATTAAATGAAGAGGATATACCTTAGGAGCCCCAAACATAAATGTATTCCCCCTCCCATTCGCCGCTATGAAAGTTAGGGCTTCTCCTTTGGTTTGGAAATAATTGCCTTCCTCATAATGCTGATTAGATATGCACTCCCTATGATCATACATAATCACTACCTCACCTTCTAGATTTACAATCCAATACTGCCTTCCTGTTCCAGCGCGCCACCTATCAGACTTTTCCTCTTTTGGTTTCAGCGAAGCTAGGGCTAGTTCTTCAGTTTCGAATACATCTCTGTCACTGTAATAGTCGTCAGGCAGATCGAAGCGGCGTAATATAAGAATTTCTCCACCCTGCATAACCTGAAAATATTCCTCCCCCTCTTTAGGTATCCATTTGAATAGCTGCGGCTGTAATTCCTTGGCTTTTTCTAATTCGCGCTGACAAATAGCATACCAAAAATCTTTACCCTCTTTTTGATCGACAACCGCAAAGCCAAGTTTAAAGCAATTATCAAATCCTCCATTTTCTTCTTGGAGTTCGAGTATTCTTGCGTGCAAC